GATACTAATGCTATACTAAGAAGTGTATACGACTCAATCTATGAGTCGATGAAACCAAAATCAATACCTGAGGCAGTGTTGATTATTGCTAAGTATCAATATCAGTCTGCCTTTGTTGCTGATCAAGAGATAAATCTATTAGCAGCATTGACTGAGATCATGTGTAACTGTGAATTCAAATGAGTAAATGTTTAGTAACTGGTGGATCGGGTTTTATCGGTTCCCATATAGTCGATAGACTATGCCAAAATGAAAACAATGAAGTCGTTGTAATTGACAACGAGTCTGCTGTATCTAATGAAAAATTTTATAACAACCCACTCGCTGAGTATCATTCTTTTGACATCCGTGATATGGATGCTTGTTATCCTCTATTTGAGGGTGTGGATACCGTCTTCCACCTAGCAGCACATAGTAGAATACAAGTTGCTATGCAGAATCCACAGGAATGTCTTGAGACTAATATTCAAGGCACTATAAACATGTTGGAGTGTGCAAGAAAGTGGGGTGTGAGAAGGTTTGTCAACTCATCCACCTCATCTCTCTATGGTTTGAAGAACGAACCACCTTTGAGAGAAGACATGCCTACTGATTGTCTGAATCATTACTCTGCTAGTAAAAGATCAGCAGAGATCATGTGCCAGATGTATCATAACTTGTATGGTTTGAGAACTGTAACACTTAGATACTTTAATGTATATGGTGATCGTCAACCACTCAAGGGATTGTATGCTCCTGTGGTTGGTCTTTTCTTAGAGCAAAAGAAAGCAGGTAAACCACTCACCATAGTGGGTGATGGTCTACAACGTAGAGATTTTACACATGTTAGTGATGTTGTTGAAGCAAACATAGATGCTATGTTGTGTAACTTCTCTGGTATAGAGATCAATATAGGCACAGGTAAAAATACATCTGTAATTGATCTTGCTAACATGATAGGAGGAGAAATCAAATACATACCAGAAAGACCTGGTGAAGCAAGAGAAACACTTGCTGAAATTTACAAAGCAGCAGTTGCTTTGAACTGGTTCCCTCGTAAATCAATTGAAGAATACATTCATGAAGAACTTGAAAACACCCCTGCGTTATCCTGGCGGTAAGAGCAGAGCAATCACAAAGATCAGTGAGTTCTTTCCTGATCTAAGTAAGTACAATCAGTATAGAGAACCATTCTTAGGGGGTGGTTCTGTTGCATTGTGGGTAACTAAAACATATCCAGATCTTGACATCTGGGTAAATGATTTGTATGAACCACTGTATAATTTTTGGACACACCTACAATTAGCAGGTGATGTGATGCAAGAGAACTTGACAAAGATTAAAAAAGATAATCCAGATCCAGATAAAGCAAAAGAATTATTCATAGAGTCGAAAGACATACTATCACATGGTGGTAACCTTGATAGAGCAGTCGCTTTCTATGTTATCAACAAGTGTAGTTTTAGTGGACTAGGAGAGAACAGTTCTTTCTCAGCACAAGCAAGCGACTCTAATTTTTCTATGAATGGTATAGAGAAACTCACAGGTTACATGCAACTCATAAAACATTGGAAGATAACTAATCATTCCTTTGAGGAATTGTTGAAGGGTGATGGATCTTTCATCTATCTTGATCCACCATACGAGATAGGATCTAATCTTTATGGTAAGAAGGGTGGCATGCATAAGTACTTCCATCATACCAAGTTCTCAGAAGCATGCTGTGATAGTAAACATAAGATGCTGGTAAGTTATAACTCATCTAATCTAAATAAAAGAAGATTTGCTGAATGGCAAGCAGCAGAGTATGATCACACGTATACCATGAGGTCTACAGGTGATTATATCAAAGAGCAAAAAAAACGTAAAGAACTGGTGTTGACCAACTATGAAAACATTTCAACAATTCATTGATGACATACCTGAGTTAGAAGAGAGTAGTATGACTCGCCTAAAGTCACAGTCTGACAAAGGTGGTACTGCTGTGATGTCAGCATCAAGAGGTAATTTGTCTGGTAAAGAGAACAGAGCGAGAGCAAAGAAACTTGACAAAGATATTCGTAGTAAGTTTGGTAAGGGTGCAACTAAAGTGACTGGAAAGTATGATGAAAAAGATGAGAAAACTGGTCAGACAAAAAGAGTCAAGGAAAGAAGTCATGTGATACAGTCTGGTAAGATGGGTAAGAGAAAGTTTAAGAAGGCAGTCAAGTCATTAGGTAAAAAGTATGGTCAGGACTCTGTAATAACACAGCAGAAAGGCAACAAAGATGCTACACTAAAGAGAACCAGAAAAGGTGCAATGTCCAAGCAGAACATGAAACTTGGAAAGATGAGACCTGGTAGATCTGGTGAAAACGAAACCCAGAAGAAAGGTAAAACCTACACCTATGACACAAAGTAAACCGTACGATGACAGTAACTGGAAGCAAGAGTACCTCGGTTACAAACATGTGAACAAGAAACAGAGAGAACTTTTAGAGAATGGAGCAAAGAGTCTATCTCAGTCTTGGATACTTGGTGCAATGTATAATGAGTGGAAGTCTATGAAGGGATACAATAAGTATGATCCTAAAGAAAATAAGGGTCAGTTTCAATCTTCTTTCAAAGACTTATCAAAAAAATGGATAAAGTAGAAGATCTTTACGAAGACATGGAAAGACTCAACATGTTATATGAAGAGATGTGTTGGGCACATGATGTTAAACTTGACTTTAGAGCAGATTATGAAAACAACAGAATCATCATCAGACCAAAGGAGTGATCTAACTGTTCATCAACATTGGGATCCTTTGAGGGTGATGGCAGTGGGAAGAAGTTATCCTCCAGAATTTTATAGTAGAATAAAAAATTCTAGAGTTAGAAACGCTTTAGAGAGAGTAGCAATAGAAACAGAAGAAGACTACCAGAAACTTATTGCTAAGTTGAAGGAATTTAATGTGACAGTTCTTAGAACAGATGTATCAGAGGATCCAGAGGTCTATGTAAACAATGGTGTACTAAGTGTACCCCCACCAATGTGTCCCAGAGACTATACAGCTATGGTAGGTAACACTTTTTATATGCCTGGTGATAATTATGGAGAAAATTTTGACGTTGACATGGTGATGAGTGAGATGTTTGAACACATCTATACAAGCGACGGAGATAATATCACTTACGATATATGTAAAGAACTTGAAGACATCATAGAACCCAATAATTTATCACCAGAAGATGCATTCAATAAATTCAAGTCAAAGATGAAACGTGGTAGAAAAGGTGTACAAATGTACACAGATCTTATGATAACTCTACCGCATAGAGATGTGCATGCAATCAAACTTAAAAAATTGTTTGACTTTAGACCTATGATCGATAAAATCATAGCGTCACAAACGTTGACCATAGGATCTAATTTTAAGTGCCCAAACAATAAAAAATTCTACTCATTTGCCACAATAAAAAAATTTTTAGAGAACAACAATGTTCCAATAGTTTATGATACTTACGTCAATTCTGCATCTATGGCAAGGATTGGTAAAGATTTATTTTTCGCATCATTGAATATCGTGAATGAGATTAATAAAGAAGGGTTTAGTCGTAGATGGAAAAAATTATTTCCTAATTACAACACTCATCAAGTGTCAGTAAAAGGTCATACTGATGGTGCATTCTGCCCAGTGGTGCCAGGTCTTATAATCTCAGTAAAGGACATTCAAATATACAAACATACATTTCCCGATTGGGAGGTGGTGTATCTACCCAATGAGAGTTGGGATAAAGTTTCTAAATTTTTAGCACTAAAGAAAAAAAATGCTGGCAAGTGGTGGATACCAGGTCAAGAACATAATGATGATCTAACAGATTACGTAGAGACATGGTTGAGTGATTGGGTAACTTATGTTGAGGAGAGTGTATTTGATGTGAATATGATTGTGATTGATAAGAATAATGTTATTTGTAATGGGTACAATAAAAAAGTTTTTGATGCTTTTGAGAGATATAATATCACTCCACACGTAATAAACTTTAGACACAGATATTTTTGGGATGGTGGATTGCATTGCATCACGTCAGACATATCAAGAGAAGGTAAACAGGAGAGTTACTTTGCATAAAGACCTAGAAAATTGGATTCTTGGTTATCTTAGTAAACCAAATGAGGTTTTCAACGATCTTCCTCCATGTCCTTTTGCTAAAAAAGCGTGGTTAGATGGTAATGTGGAGATAAAAAAATTTGTAAATTATGATAAGTTGGAGGATGGTATAAAAGATCTTGTTGGATCTAAAGTAAAAATATTTTATTTTGAATATCCCCTCTTACCCACTGCAGAAAAATTAAAAAACGTAGTGTCATGGTTGGGAACGAAACATCCTCAATTTATTTTTTATGATGAGCATCCAGACACCATTGAAGAGGTTGGTGGTGAAGTGGTCAACAGTGGTGTAACCGCTATCATTGTTCAAGATAGAAAAGATTTGTTAGAAAAGAGAGCAGAGTTGCACAAAACAGGTTATTATGATAAGTGGACACCTGAGATGAAGGAGAGGATCTTTGACCGTTGAACTAAAGGATTGGTTGAATTCAATAAACAGCACCAAGAAAAACTTGGTGGAGGAAGATCCAGACTGCATCAAGAAATATCCACCATACATTATCAATAGATGTCTGTCAGGTCACCTTGATTGCATCATGTTTGTCAATGAGATGAACATGCATACAGACCTCGATAAGCAGATGCAATATGACTTTTATCTAAATACTCTCAGATCTAAGAAGAGGTTCGCACCTTGGATTAGGAAAGAAGAGTTGAAGAACATCGAGTCTATCAAGTCATACTATGGTTATAGTAATGAAAAGGCAAAACAAGTTCTCCCACTTCTAACCAAAGAACAGATTACATTTATTCAAAATAAACTTGAGGTTGGTGGATTGAAATGAACGTTATGGAACCTGAGTATCAGTGGTCACCTGATAAAATGGTTGAGATATTATTATCTGAACCAGATGATTTTCTGAAAGTCAGAGAAACTCTCACAAGAATTGGAGTAGCATCCAGAAAAGAACAGAAGTTATATCAATCTTGCCACATACTTCACAAGCAAGGTAAATATTATATTGTGCACTTTAAAGAATTGTTCGCTCTTGATGGTAAGAGAGCAAATCTAAGTGTAAATGATGTACAGAGAAGAAATAGAATAATACAATTACTCAGTGACTGGGGATTGGTGACTACTCTGGTAGATGAACCACTTGACATAGCACCGCTAAATCAAATCAAAGTCATATCATATAAAGATAAAGGAAATTGGACATTAGAAACAAAGTATAATATTGGTAAGAAGAAGACCGAACCCCAATAACCGAACCAGTATAAATTTTGATTGTGTATAATTAGTAGTGTCGCCTACGGGGACATTACAATTAGACGCTCAAGGAGGTCACCATGTTTGGAACAGATGGCAGTATTACATTGTCTGTTGGAGATACACACGATTATCTGCAAAAGATAAGACGTAATATGATTGGTTTTGATGAATGGCAGCAGCAGTTCGACACACCAATACAGAACTACCCACCTTATAATACTATAAAGGTATCAAACCACGAGTATAGAGTGGAGGTAGCAGCAGCAGGATTCAGGAAGGAGAATCTAAAAGTCTATACACAAGAGGGACAACTTGTGATAGAAGGCAAGAAGGAAGATGGTATAGAGCATGAGTACATGCATAGAGGACTAGCACAACGAGCATTTACTCGTGCATGGTCACTACCAGAAGAACTTGTTGTCAAGGATGTCAGATTTGAGGATGGTCTATTACTCATAGACATTGAAAAAATTATACCAGACGCACAGCAACGAAAAGATTGGCTCTAAATACATACATGTATTCAAGAGTTCTTAGACACATAAAACCAAAAGACCTTAGAGAGTCACTGACTCTGAGGTTTACAGAAATCCTCAATCCGACCTTTTGGATTGGGGATTCTCTCAAGCCTGAGGTACGTGAAGCATTGATGAACTTTGCAGAGGCATTCGCTGCTTTTGTTGATCTTGATGAGAGAGCATTGGTTGATGTATTGCTATTAGGTGGTAATGCAGGGTATAATTACACACAATACTCAGACTTAGATGTGCACATAGTTGTGGATCCTAAGTTTATACCTGATTGTAATCCAGATTTACTTGACCAATATTATATGGACAAGAAAACACTATGGGAATTGACACACAACGTCACGATCTATGGTGTCAAGGCAGAACCATACATCGAAAGACCTAAGGTCACACGTAAGAAGAGTCAGGGTGTGTACAGTCTATTGAAAAAATCATGGATACAAGAACCAACACGTATCGAAGGTGATGTGGATGAAAAAGATATAGAAAAGAAAGTAAACAACTTCAAATCTAAAATAGATGCACTCATCAAGAATGAAAATGCAGATGGGTTGAAAGAATTGGTAAAGAAACTTAGAGATGGTAGGTCAGTCTCACTACAAAAATATGGTGAGTATGGTTTTGAGAATATGGTATTCAAAGAACTAAGAAATCAAGGTTATATTGACAAAGTGCGTACAGTTGTGGTAAACTTAAAGTCAAGAAGTCTTTCTTTATGATCAAACTTATAATATTCAAAAAAGATCTAGTCCTTGTTGCTAGAGTGGAGGAGGTTGCAGCGACAGTGCCTGGTGAACCTGACTGTAAACTCATAGAACCCTTCGAGTTGAAGGGTGATTACTTAGAATCATGGCCATCCTTCTCTAGTCAGCGTGAAATAATGGTGTCATCGGATAGTTTTTTGACTATACTAGATCCAGACAAACATCACCTAGATAATTATCAAGCATTGACTGCTAAGAATGTCACAGAAAAACCTTAGAATACTATGGTTATATCCCAATCAACATATGAGAGTGACACCACCAGGTGGTGTTGCTATTATTACAGCATGTCTAAAGAGAGCAGGTTATCATAATATAGAATTATTTGATGCCACATGGTATCCAGTGGATAAACAAGAAGTTTTTACTCAACCTGATAGAGATGTAGAGCGAGCGAAGAGACAAATGTTTCCTGAGTATAAGTGGGAGAGAGATGATTTAGATCCCTCTTTTTTCATGCTTGAAGACACTGACATGTATACTTCTTTTAGAAAAAAAGTAATAGATTTTAAACCAGACGTTATTATATCATCGATTGTAGAAGACACATACTATATTTGGAATAAATTTATGGATCAGGTAACTGACAGAAAATTTATAAATGTTGTAGGTGGTGTTTTTGTTACATATTATCCACAAGCATTTGAAGGTAAGTGTGATTATATTTGTAGAGGTGAGGGAGATGAGGCGATACCTGAGTTGATGAATATGATTGAGCAGGGTAAGGATGGACATCATCTACAAAATTTTTATCCTAATCCAATGAGACCTGCATTGAATGTAAATACTCTTCCCCCTACAGATCATGAAATATTTGATAAAAGATCACTGTACAGACCATTTCAAGGTAAGATAATAAAAATTGCTACGGTAGAAACACAACGTGGTTGCCCTTTCAAGTGCAAATTTTGCAACTCACCTTCTAATGCAGGTTTATACAAGGAGGAAACTGATACTTTTTTCTTTAGAAAAAGAAATGTACAGCATCAAGAGGAAGAAATAAAACACCTTATTGACACAGTTCAAGTTGAGTTCTTGTGGATTGTCACAGATACATTTCTCACCATGTCTAAAAAAGGTTTTGATGAGTGGGCAGAGATGTATTCAAAATATAAAATACCATTCTTTACACAAACAAGACCTGAGTTATTGACACCATACCAAGCAAGGACATTGAAAGAATTAGGATGTGTAAAAATGAATATGGGTGTGGAACATGGAGATCCAGAGTTTCGTAGGAAAGTAGTTGGAAGAATATATGAAAATCAGAAAGCAATTGATGCCTTTGCAATAGCAAGAGAAGCAGGTTTATCTACTACTTGCAACTTTATCATAGGATATCCATATGAAACTATGGATAATTGCATGAAATCTGTTGAATTAGCAGCACAACTAGGTTGTAATGATACAAATGCGTTCATCTATACACCTTATCATGGCACACCTATGAGAGACATGTGTGTAGATGCAGGTTTTGTAGACAAAGACTTAATTGTAGAGATGAAATCTGATGATCAATTATCATACTTAGATATGCCACCACCATACATGAGTAAAAAAGATATACAATACATGTTCAATAATTTTGTGAGGTTGTTTAGAGAACGTGAACATGCTATCATGTCTGCATGAGATATTATACAAATGTTCAGATGGTCGGGAATGATTTTCTCGTCCGTGGATATGAAAGTGGTAAAAGTTTTACATCAAGGGAGTCTTTCCAACCCACGATGTTTGTCCCTGCCAAGAAAAAAACAAAATATAAGACTTTAGATGGCAAGTATGTGCAGAGTATACAACCTGGTACGGTCAGAGAGACCAGAGAGTTTATTAGAAGTCATGATAACGTAGAAAATTTTGAGATATATGGAAACAATAGGTACATATATCAGTATATCTCTGACAGATATCCTGAGGATGAAATAAAATTTGACCTCAAGAAAATGAATCTTGTGACCATTGACATTGAGGTCAAGTCTGAAGGTGGATTCCCTACTGTAGAGAAATGTGATGAAGAGATGCTACTCATATCTCTACAAGATTACAATACTAAACGTATATTGACCTTTGGTGTAGGTCCTTACAGAACACAAGACAAGATGGTCAAGTATGTGGAGTGTAATGATGAGTATGATATGCTCACACACTTCATAAATTACTGGTCACATACACCACCAGAGGTTGTGACAGGGTGGAACTGCCAGTTATATGACATACCATACCTTGCAAAAAGAATTACAAGGGTGCTTGGTGACAAAGCATGTAAGAAACTATCGCCATGGGGATTGGTCACCCACGAAGAAATATACATGGCAGGTCGCCCACACCTCATGTATGACATCGGAGGTGTAACTGTCCTAGATTACATGGATTTGTACAAAAAATTCACCTACAAGGCACAAGAATCATACAGACTAGACTACATTGGTGAGGTAGAACTAGGACAGAAGAAACTAGATCACTCTGAACATGATACATTCAAAGAATTTTATACAAAAGCATGGAATAAATTTGTAGATTACAACATTCAAGACGTTAGAATTGTTGACGGTTTGGAAGAGAAGATGAAACTTATAGAACTTGCCATTACCATGGCATTTGACGCAAAGGTAAACTTCACTGATGTGTTCTATCAGGTTCGCATGTGGGACATGATAATATACAATGACTTGAAGAAGAAAGGCATAGTCATACCACCAAAAAAAGAGCATGATAAGGTAGAAAAGTATGCAGGTGCTTATGTAAAAGAACCCATACCTGGCATGTATGACTGGGTAGTGTCGTTTGACCTCAACTCACTGTACCCTCATCTTATAATGCAGTATAATATATCTCCTGAGACTGTTCTTGATGAACGGTTTCCTTCAGTTTCTGTTGATAAACTGTTGAATGAGGAGGTAGATCTATCAGGTCTCAAAGATGTCACCGTGTGTCCTAACGGTGCCATGTTTACCACAAAGAAACGTGGATTTCTACCCAAATTGATGGAGAAAATTTACAATGAACGTGTTATCTTCAAGAAAAAAATGCTTGAGGCGAAGAAGGAGTATGAAAAGACCCCTACAAAGCTTCTCGAAAAGGAAATCGCAAGGTGTAACAACATCCAAATGGCGAAAAAGATTCAACTTAATAGTGCCTATGGTGCTATCGGGAACAATTATTTTCGTTATTATATGCTTGCGAATGCTGAAGCGATTACTCTCGGAGGTCAGTTCAGCATTCGGTGGATCGAGCGTAAAATCAATCAATACATGAACAAAGTACTAAAAACGGAGGAAAAAGACTATGTTATTGCCAGTGATACTGATTCTATTTACCTGCACATGGGTGATTTGGTCAGTAGGGTATACGAAGGGCGAGAAAAGACTGCTGAAAGCATCGTCACGTTCATTGATAAGGTCTGTCAGATGGAACTTGAAGGTTATATTTCTAGTTCTTACGAAGCGTTGGCCACGTACGTAAATGCTTACGAACAAAAAATGTTCATGAAGAGAGAGACCATTGCTGAACGTGGTATATGGACAGCAAAGAAGAGATATATGCTCAATGCATGGGATATAGAGGGAGTTAGATTTGCTGAACCCAAACTAAAGATGATGGGTATCGAAGCAGTCAAGTCATCTACCCCTGCACCATGTCGTAAGATGATCAAAGATGCTATCAGCATCATTATGAATGAATCAGAAGAGAATGTTCAGCAATATATTAAAAAGATGAGAACGGAATTTCGTAATATGAACCCTGCAGATATTGCTTTTCCCAGAACTTGTAACAATGTTGCAAAGTATAGGAGTCACTTGACTATCTACCAGAAAGGAACACCAATACATGTCAGAGGAGCACTTTTATTCAATCATTATCTGAAGCAGAGAAATTTGTTGGGTAAATATAATGTAATCAACAACGGTGAGAAAATTAGATTCTGTTATCTAAAAACTCCGAACCCGATACGAGAGAATGTTATATCATTCATCAACGATTTCCCTGTAGAACTAGGTCTAGCACCTTATATTGATTACGATTTACAGTTTGATAAGTCATTTATCGAACCACTAAAGGCGATACTGGATGCTATTGGTTGGTCAGTCGAAAAGATTGCAACCCTAGACTCTTTCTTTGTTTGATGCTATAATGTACACGACACTACTACTAAATGGAATTACCTATCGACGATAAAGAACTTACTGTCATTGTCAACGCTTTGACTTTGGGAGGATCTTCTTCATTGTATCAAAAACTGAAACTTGTGAAGGAAGTTAGGGCAGAAAATCCTAACGGACCTTACAAAAAAATACTTAGAGAACAATACGGGATGGTTATCTAATGAGAGAACAACTAATTAGAGCACTCATAGCACATGCACAAGGAGATATCCAAAAACATGTGGCAAATGTAGAAGTCTATCTTACTAACCCTGCAGGTATTGGAGAACATTCCGATATCACAGAGGCAATAGAAACTGAATTGAATATTATTGCTAAGTATCAAGATCAGATAGACGTGATAAACAAATACTTTAAGAAGTAATGTTTTTTGATAAGATTAGTCTGGTGACAGGTGGATTTGACCCAATACACAGTGGTCACATACAATATTTTGCAAGGGCAAAAGACCTATCAAACTACCTTGTGGTAGGATTGAATGGTGATCCGTGGTTGACAAGAAAGAAAGGTCAATACTTTCAATCTTGGACAGAACGTGCAGATATTGTACGTCATTTAGACATGGTTGACGCTGTGATATCATGGGATGATGATGATGACTCTGCCTGTGGTGCAATAGACAAGTGTCTTGACATCGCAGAGCAGGTTATCTTCTGTAATGGTGGTGATCGCATCAAAGGTAACACACCAGAACTTGACAAATTTCAAAATAACCCTAGAGTGGTATTTGAATGGGGTATTGGTGGCACTGACAAGATGAACAGTAGTTCTTGGATACTACATGGTTACTTTGAACGCCAACGCAAATTATTAGGTATTTAATTATGGATTTATTGAACGAGATAGTAAAGGAGATAGGTTCGGACTATGCAAAAATTGCATCCGATAAAGAAAATACTGAGACGTATATCGACACTGGATCATATGTTTTTAATGGACTCGTTAGTGGGTCTATTCTTGGCGGTGTTTCTAGTAGTCGCATTACTGCTATTGCTGGTGAAACGTCAACTGGTAAAACTTTCTTCTCCCTCGCAGTTGTCAAGAATTTTTTGGACAATAACCCTAATGGTTATGTTCTGTATTTCGATACTGAGAGTGCTGTCAATAAAGAACTACTTGAGTCTAGGAACATAGACACAAAAAGGGTTGGACATATTGAGGTTGTCACTGTAGAGGAGTTCCGTAACAAGGCACTCAAAGCGTTAGACATATATCTAGATAAACCAATAGAAGAACGCACACCTTGTCTGTTTGTATTAGACTCACTAGGTATGCTTTCTACAGAGAAAGAAATACGTGATGCACTAGACGACAAGAATGTTAGAGACATGACAAAATCCCAACTTGTCAAAGGTGCATTTAGAATGCTAACACTCAAATTAGGTCAAGCAAATGTCCCACTTATTGTCACAAACCATACGTACGATGTCATCGGAGCTTACATACCAACTAAAGAGATGGGAGGGGGTTCGGGACTCAAGTATGCAGCGAGTACAATCATTTATCTCAGCAAAGCAAAAGAGAAGGATGGAACGGAAGTCGTTGGAAACATTATCAAGGCAAAGACTATCAAATCGAGGTTGAGTAAAGAGAATAAAGAAGTAAAAATACGACTATTCTATGATGAACGTGGTCTTGACAAGTACTATGGTCTACTAGATCTTGCAGAGAAACATGATGTTATCAAGAAGGTTGGTAATCGATATGAAATCAAAGGCAAGAAGGTGTATGCTAAAGAAGTATACTCTAACCCAGAGAAATACTTTGATAATGAGATTATGCAAGCACTAGACGAGGTATCTAAGAAAGAGTTTAGTTATGGTGAGTGAAAGAGTACCTCTAACGATACTCAACAATCTAATTCATGATGAAGAATACACAAGAAAAGTAATTCCATTCATAGAGAAGGATTATTTTGAGGAAAGATCAGACAAAGTTGTCTTTGAAGAGATAGAAACATTTCTCAAAGCATATGACAGTCTACCTACCAAAGAGGTGTTACAAATTGAGGTGGGTAAGAGAACAGATCTTACACAGGATGAGTTTCAATCAACAGAACAACTCATCAATGCACTAGGAGGGAATGAATATAAGAAAGAGTGGGTCTATGATACCACTGAAGCATGGTGTAAAGAGAGAGCGATATACAATGCTCTGATGGAGAGCATCAAGATTGCTGATGGACAAGATGAGAAGAAGAATAGGGATGCAATTCCTAGTATATTATCTGATGCACTAGCAGTTGGATTCGATCAACATGTTGGTCATGATTACATAGACGATGCGGAGGATCGTTATGCTTACTACCACAAAATTGAAAACAAAACACCCTTTGACCTTGAATATTTCAACAAGATTACGTCAGGTGGGTTATCTGATAAGACTCTCAATATCGCTCTCGCTGGTACTGGTGTTGGTAAGTCTCTATTCATGTGTCACGTTGCTAGTTCTTGTCTTACACAGGGTAAAAATGTCCTATACATTACTCTTGAGATGGCAGAAGAGAAGATTGCAGAGAGGATAGATGCAAATTTATTGAACACTAACATCAAGGACATAGCAGAATTACCACAGACTACATTTCATAAGAAGATTGATAAACTTGCTGCAAAAACAACAGGTAAACTGATTATCAAGGAGTATCCTACTGCATCAGCACATTGTGGTCACTTCAAAGCACTATTGCAAGAGTTGAAGTTGAAAAAATCCTTCGTACCAGATATAATATTCATAGATTACCTAAACATCTGTGCTTCATCAAGGTATAGGAGTGCAGTAAACGTCAATTCTTATTCATATGTCAAAGCAATCGCTGAAGAACTTAGAGGACTTGCTGTTGAAGCAGCATTACCAATCGTCTCGGCAACGCAAACTACAAGGTCTGGCTTTGCTAGTAGCGACCCTAATCTTACTGACACTTCAGAAAGCTTTGGTCTTCCAGCTACTGCTGATCTTATGTTCGCTCTGGTCAGCACCGAAGATATGGAAGAACTTGATCAAATAATGGTCAAACAACTCAAGAATAGGTACAATGATCCGACCATGAACAAGAGATTTGTTGTGGGTATTGATCGTGCAAAAATGAGATTGTATGATTGTGAACAGTCAGCACAAACTGACATCCTTGACACTGCTGAGACAGTAGAGTATACTAAATCAGAGGAATCTAAAGCAAAGTTCGATGACTTCAAATTTTAATAATTACACACGGTTTGTAAACTCAGTTACAAGTCAACCATCAAAGGAATCTGATGCATTTATATACAGATTACAGGAATTAGGTGGTGATGTAGCGATACAGAGACTACTTACTGCTGCTGTTGGTATCAGTGCAGAGGGTGGTGAGTTCATGGAGATCGTCAAGAAGATGATATTTCAAGGCAAACCTGCAGATAAAGACAATCTAGAGCATCTAAAGATAGAATTAGGTGATGTCATGTGGTATGTTGCAC